GCTGTGCAGCTTGGCCGCCGACGCCTGATGTTCGCCCAGCAGCACCGCAGCATTCTCGTCCGTCAGGCTGCCGTCTTCGAGCCCGAACAGATTCTCAATCTTCGTCCAGTTCATTCCTGTTTCTCCGTTCAAAGCGAGTATGAGTTCCGGCCCTTCCGTCTCGATATCGAGCGAGGCCGCGATCTTTACGAATCCTCCCTGGCCGGATACTACCGGCCGCGGTGTGAGCGCGAGTCCGACGATTGCCTCGCCGAACTGGCGCCCGTCACCATCGACGAATGACGGCACGACTTCGACGGATACGCGATTAACGCGCTGGCACATTTCAATGGCGCTCTGGCCACGAGCCTCGATGCTGCCGTAAAGCCATTCGCCGTCAACATCAGCACCGCGGATGTATCCTAGCGTATGCTCAGAGCCTGGCTTATGGTCGCTATTCAAGGGCAGGTCGATCCCGAGGGCAACCATCTGTGTTATGCCCCGTGCCCAGCGCTTGAGCCGTTGCCGGTCAACACGCAACGTCCACTTGCCAGTGCGTTCTACGAACGTCCCCAGACGGATCATCTGCTTTCTGAACATCTGAACAGGCACGTCGCCGTCAGCAGTCGTCAGCGTGACTTCAGGGGCCTCGCCGAGACACGTAGCGACGAACGCGCCTAGTCTGGCAGATTTTCGCTTCATCGGGGATTTTCTCCGTCGAATAAACACTAACATTCACTCAGGATTATATAATACCATACCGCGCGCAGGCGAGTCAATTATCCTCCTCAAAGAGTATCCCGCCGTCGCCCGCGACCGGGCTATCGTGCTGGTTCTCCCCGCGCAGAATGTTATCAGGGATTCCGTCAGGGAATGCGGTGCAGACCACGAAGTCAGGATCGCCGGTGTCCTCGTCTGCAAGAATGAATCCGGTGTAGTGTCGGCACCGCAGCACACGGCAGATCGGTTCGTCGATATCTGTCATCAGGCGATCGCCTTTCTGCTATCGCCCTATCGTGGCCTTTTCAGACCGCGGAGTCCGCGGGCACGGCGGATCTCGTTCGCCGCCCGTAGTGTCTGTTCGTGCGTGAGCCCAGCTGCGGCGTCCGCGAGGCTGATGCCCATCTTCTTGTAAAAGCCCTTCGCGCCTGGCGTTGACACGCCACGGATACCGCGGCCCTTCCGAACCGCCAGATCGAATATGTCGCCCAGCATCGCCGTGCCTGTCCTCGCCCTGACGGAGCCCATATGTTCAATATAGATGTGCGTGCCGTCATCAGCATAGGACACCGCGCCGGCGAACCGCGGAACGCCGAAGTCACCGGCGCCGGCCTTCATATAAACGCGGACTGTGCTGCCCTGCGGGGCAGTCGCCACGAGGATAATTTCCTCCTCAGCAAGGGTAAGGGTAAGCTCCTGATCCACTTTCAGCATCAGATCGTCGATGTATTCCCGCGGGAACGCGTCGAAACCGTTATTGTTCCCGGGCTGCACCGTCCGCGTCTTGTAATCGTAAACAGTCTCCGTGACCACGGGAGGGGGAGGGGGAGGCGGCGGCTTCGGCTTCGGTTTCGGCACTATCCGCCGTGTTTTCGCTTTCAACCCATACTCCGCCAGGTTCGCAGCGCCGACGTCTTTACCCGCAGCGTGAGCTGCCTCCACAAGCGCTCGATGCTGGAAGTCAATCTTGACTTGCTTGGAGGAAAGCGGCGCGTATATATCACCCTCGTCGAGCGTATTCTTAATAATGAGGCCGTCATAGTCGCCAGTATCCAAGGCACGCATAATCGCCTTATTGTTATCTGATTTGTTCAGCGCGTCAGTCATGAATTCATTGGCAGGTTTACCCTTGGCATCAACAATCAGCGGATTGCGCATCTTCACGCGCGCCTCGACAACGTGGGAATTGGGTAGTAGATCAGCGAAACGTTGCGCCACCTTCCTGTCAGTCGAATAGTAGCCGGAGAAGCGCTTGCCTTTGGGGAAAAAGTCTTTGCTCCTGATCTTCCTAGCATCGATATCGATAATCCGTTTGCCCGTGCGCCAATCAGTCTTCGGCAGTCCCTTGAATACGGTTATACCATCGCCGAGGAATTCATCGCGCGTCATTTCGTGCTTCGGCTTCGGCTTCGGCTTCGGCTTCGGCTTCACTCCTCCCGTTGGGAGTTGCATGTTCGGATGGATGTTCGCGGGATTCCACGACCACCCGGGATCGGGGCCAGCGATAGAATCGCCGCCGAGCATATCAGATTTCGTTCTGGCGGCCCGCTGATTCTTGAAGATCGTAATCATCGCGCAGCGGCAGTTGAATCCGTTCGGAGTGGCGAGGTCATTCCACCGCGGATCATCCTCTGCCAGGCGCAGACCGTCGAGTTCTCGGTGATTGTCCCTGACGCGGTCATCACCTACTGTAACATACTCGTATCCCCAGAGGATTTCGGCGATGGCCGGATCAGAATTCGCGTGCTGCCGGCCAGCAGAATACGCGATCGCCATCTGAGTCCGGACGAGCGTTTCCAACAGATAGGGCTTGACCGATCCCATACCGGCCGCTGCGAGTTTTCGCCGGAGGACCTTCCGCCCGGCCGTGACGTGCAAGCCACGGCCAACGGTCTCCTGAACAGCCGTCTGTGCGGCCCGCTCGACTGCGGGCTTTACTCCCCGCATTACGCGCGTAGCCTCATTCCCATAGTGGCTCGCAATCCGTGCGGCCTCGATCTCGTCCATCCCCGCACGGCCCTTGAGGAATCCGACGGCGTCCCGGAAGATCGGGACGCGGGCCAGCTCCATTGTGGGATATGCCGCCCTGACCTGATCCATCGAATGCTGATGGCCGAGGATGTATCCAGCGATCTGTGCCTCCGCCAGGGGGAAGGTGAAGTCATCCAGGATGGCGGAAGCGATACCGTGCGTTTCAGCACCAACTGCGAACGCCTCGACTACAGCCGTCGTAATGTCCTGAGCGACCGGGCGATATGCCTTGATATAGTGCCGCTCGTCGCGTGTGCGGGCGCGATCCATCTTGGCCGCAAGGCGCCGTGCGGCTGGTCTGCTTGGCATCGTGCCCTACTCCTCTTGACCACGCGCTGCGAGTATTCTTTCCCGAATCGCGTGAGCTGCCTGAATGAAGCTGTTCCCATACGTCGCCCGGCGAGCCTTGATGGGCGCTGGCGGCGATCCTGGCTTGCTCGGCTTGTCTGAGGTCGCGGGATCATCGTCGTCCTCTGTAGGGGCCTCAGGGGCCTCAGGATCAGGCTCTTTTTCGACTTCCCGAACGACAAGGCCATCGCCGTCGCCGGCGGGGAGCCCAACACCCTCGACGATCGCTTCGAGGTCTAGCAGCTCCATCGCAATGTCCAGGTTTGCAGCTGGCGTAAGAATGGCCTTCACGAGGTCGCGATAGAAAGCCTGCTGCGCCCGGTTCAGCCCCTCCGCCACAACCTTGACGGTTCCCGCAGCCTCCGGGCCGAAGTTGAAAACGAGAAGCGGGTCGACGAGATACGCATTGATATAGCTTATTGCCGACAATAGCCTTTCATCGGCTGCGTTGATCGCAATGTCACCGTGGACTTCCGCCTCGGCTTTCGTTCCGTATTGACCTTCCGTCGCTGCACGTTCCGGAACGAGCCAGCCCCGCAACATCAGCGACTCAAAGTGTTTCATCTGGGCGATGAAGCCAGCCGCGTGATCACCGCGCGTTTCGAGTAGCTGGAGGTGCCACGACTTGATCTTGTCCATCGGAACGCCGGCCTGAGCCATATCCACAGCGAACCGCGACAGCGTGTTCGGCATCGCGATCCCGTTCCCAGAGCCGAGGGCCGCGAGTAGCTTTTCGGCGATCTGGTAATTATCAATAACCGAACCGTTCTCGTCGCGGCTCTTCCCTTCGGGATATTCAAGGATCGGAATCACGCCCGCGACCTTGCTGCTGAACTTCGCACGTTTCTCGTTCGCCGTCCCCCAGTCCTTATGAGACTTCTCGATGTTCAGCATTAGACTGCGGCCGTAGTGGTTTCCGCATTCCATATCGTGCGAGAAGACGAACGAATTCTGAACAGGGAGCGTTACTTTTCCCTGGCACAATCCGCCGAACGCACCGCTTCCCTTCTCCACTACGATCTTTGTATTATCCACGGTGAGCGGCTTCATCTTATCGATGATCAGCCTGCCGTCAGCATCGAGCGCCCATACCTTCTCGAATGGCGCCCATCCGTAATCCAGGGCGAACAGCATATCAGTGATCAACTCTTGCCAGAGAGTGTCGATCACGCCAGTAACGAATTCCTCTGCGCCGGCCGGGGCGCCGTCTTCCTCATATGAATACCTTGCGCCCTTGACAGGCGCCTGAGCTACTGCCCGCGCCAGGGCGACGGTCGGATTCCTTCGCATTGCACGCCACCGGCGATACTGGGAGTTCTGCATTCCAGCCGCATCGATCTCTGAGTGCGACACCACGCCGGGCGTTTTCTGGTCAACGGTCTTCTCCCCCGGGGAAGGAGTGGCCAGGGACGCAATCGCGCCAATAGCACGGCGGGCGAGTGTAAAGGGATTCATCATTAAGGCAGTTCCTTTCAGTTGCGGCCGATTACCACGCGGCCACCGACAGAGTCTTCATCGAGCCGGGCGCGAGCCGGCCTCTGATAGAATACGCGGTATCCTTCCGCATCGGACGAGTGGGAAAACTTGGCCTGTGACTTATCGATCAGACCATCCCGATCTCTGTGCATTTTCTGTAGATCAGCGATCAGGCGTTCGCAGGATGGGTGACAATACCAGTGCGGTTTCCCGGCCACGTCGGATAGCGCCGAATTGAACGCGTTCACACGGTCATTGACGGGAGGATTCGCGGCTGGGACACGGACGCGATACGGCCACTCTGTCGCATTCAGACACTGGCGCACGATGGTATAGTTTGTTTCGCTAGTCGCGCTCCACCGGGCGTTTCCCGTCGCGTCGCCGAAGACTTGCAGCTCCGGCCAGCGCCATTTCCCGAGCTGGTTGATCTTGATCCTGACCAGCTTCATCAAGCCCATCACGTCAAGCGACTTCTCGTGGAACTCGCAGACGGCCTTGAACATGTCGCTTTGAGGATCATACTGGCCGAGAATACCGTGCATGCCCGGCGATATGTTGAAATCGAGGGCCAGCTGCAAAGGGAATCCATCGGTGAATTCCAGGGCGGGATCAACGTGTTTCGCGCGATCGAACGAGACGTATACCGCCTGACCGCGCGTCTTGATCGCCCCGCCGTCGAGGTATTGTTCCTTTAACTCCGGCGAGAGGTGTTCCAGCTGCGACGCGTAGAACTCCGCCGCGGCTGGATTCTCTATGGTAGAGGCGCGGTATAAGGCGTGTGACGGCCGGCCAGCACGAAACCGCTCATAGATCGATGTAGTATCTCCCTCGTTCGTGTAGGTAAACATCAGCTGAACAAGCCTGGCATCGACACCGCGAACGCGGCCGGTCAACTGGAGAAAAGCGTCCTTGACCGGATCGCTTACGCCGCTTGAGCCCTTCCATCTGGCGGGCTCATCGCCCCACGCCGCGCCTACTTGCCAGCCGGTGATCCGTTCGGGCATCTCGGCGGAACGCACGATGATCTTGCTTAGTCCGGCAGCGCGGGAGGATAGCATCGGGACAATGAACTCTGAATCCATCGATCGCCATTCATAACCGATCCCGCACTCATCGAGTGCTCGCCGCAGTTCTGGGATAACGTAATCTTTCGCGTTCGGGAACGACGGTGCCAGGGCTGCAGACCATACGCCAGTCAGATTGCCGTCAGGGAGGAGACCATTATACAGATGGAGTGACACTAGCTTCCTCGCACCGATATAGGTCTTCCCGCTGTTCCACCCACCTTCGAGCGCGATGAACTTGTTTGTCCAGTCCTCTGCAAATCCTGCCTGGCCGCCGGGATTCGGCGTAGTGGACGGCGAGTCGACTTGATATTCGATCTGCATTACGCGTCATCCGGCAGTGCCAGGGCTGGGCGGATAATATGGACAGCAGAGTCCCCAACGGGGGCCTTGCTCGCACCGATGACCTGCGCAAGGGCCTTGCCAACATCAATCGCCCTGCGGGCGGGCATCTCAGCGATGGCCATTACGTCACGCATCGATCGCGTGATTCGGTTGATCTCCTTCGTCGAAAGGGCGCTGAAATATGAGTCAGCGTCCATCCCTGCCGGAGGATTCAAATGACTTGCAATCATCGCAAGCCCGCGATCAACGATCGTCCTAACCATCGTGTTCGTGCTGTCGTCCGTGCCGTTCTGCGCGGCCGCCGATATCATCATCGTTTCGAGGTATTCGCGAACAGAGGCGATCGCCCGCTGATCGT